TCATGTAGAGGAGATATAAACATGGCAAATTCTAAACAACATCGTTACGCAAACTCATTCAAGCATGAGGTGTGCCAGTACTATGAGCATCATACTGTGGTTCAAACAATAGAGAAGTATGATTTAAGTCCACATACTATCTGTAGGTGGAGGGCTACGATGGGTTATCGTAATAAACATCGTGGGTACAATCTGTACACTGAAGGTATGCAACCTGCCTTGAAGAAACGTGAGCGTAGAGACTTTATGGTTACGAAAAAAGATAATGCCTTTCTATTGAATGAAATCAATGACTTGAAAAGTAGAATGAAAGCTAAGGACTTGGATAGTGCTTGGCTAAAAGATAAGCTACATCAAATAGCTGATGCTATAAAAACACAGGAGGTGTAATGAATATATTTGCATTTGACAAGTGTCCGATGCGATCTGCACTGTGGTTGGATGACATTCGTAAGAACAAGATGATACTTGAGTCTGCACAAATGTTGTCCACCGCAGTGAGGGCTTTGTGTCCTGACACTACACTTGAAGTCTACAAAACTGCATACCTAAATCACCCATGCAGTAAGTGGGCTAGACAATCTCGTGCTAACTTCCAGTGGCTACTACACCACATGAGTTGGCTATACAATCAGAAATCTGGAGACCACAAGTCTGCCAGACTGATACCTGAGTTCCAAAAGTATGCAGATGATGGAGATTTTCCAGATGAATACTTGACACCGTTTGCAAACTGTGCTAGGAATTTAGAACGTGGAGTTGATTATTCAGAAGTAGATGATGTGCATCAAGCATATCGAATGTACATGAATGATCGTTGGAAAGAACGTAACATCACCTTGACATGGCGTTGGGGTGAGGAGCCAGATTGGAGGTCTTAATATGGCAAATTACACACTCGTTCCAGTAAATACTGATGAGATTAGAAATCATTATGGTGATGACATATGTGACAAGCTTGTACCATATCAACCACACCTGTTTGATAATCTTATGTGGGGTAGTGACAATGGTAAACCCACACTCGTTGGTGGTAACGTACAGCTATCTGATGGTAGCTTGTACTACTTGGTTACACCAGAGAAGTATGGTTTCGTAGTCAAGAAACAGTATCGTGAAGATCCTAACGAGACTGACCCTGTGCTTCGTGCATGGGGTGACTATGATGGTGCTTTGTTTAGTGTCAGTGACCACACCATACAAGATTGGTTTCTGGCTATCATTAATGGTACTGATATAGTTCATCAAGGTGATAAGCTATTTACCAGTAATGCATTCAAACCTAAGTACAGGTTACGAGCATTCAACTGTAGACGTTCCACTCAATACACAGGTAAGATCACCCTGTACAAATCGCACAAGGATTTGGACGAGGATCGTGAGACTGCTATGCGACCTGCTCGTGCTATCAAGCTTATGTTTCCTGAGTTCGATCACAAGACACTTAATGAGATTACTGATGCATACCTACAGAAGTTTGCACCTCGTAAGCTAGTGCTTCATACTTCTGAGTCTCCAGATGACTTCAAGCTTGCATACTCTGGTGAACAGTCTGCCAGTGAGAACGTGCAGACTACCTACAAGAGGAAGCATATGGCTCACAGCTGTATGCGGTATGAGTTCTCTAACCTACCTCAACACCCTGTCGAGGCTTATGCTAGTGGTGACTTCAAGATTATCTATGTGCTAGATCAAGAGGGTCTGGTATGTAGTAGATGTGTGGTTGCTGTGAATACTGATGATCCTTCGAATATACCACAAGCAGGCCCGATCTATGGTGTATCCGAGCAGTCTATTGACATGATTAACAACCACCTAACTGATGTTATGAATGCAATACAGGCAGGTAGTTCTGACTGGTCTGGTGCTAGGCTATCTAGGATACCTAACCCTGACGGTGAGGGTTTCATTGCACCTTACCTAGACATATGTCCACAACATCTGACTGACAACGGTGAGTATCTTATTGTAGATAGTTACGGTGAGATTGATGCCAGTAATTACAGCGGTGTACTTGGTGGACATGAGTACCACTGCCACTGTTGTGAAGAGGGTCTTACTGAAGATCAGTATTACTTCTCAGAAACTACAGAGGAATACTACTGTGAGTCCTGTTACTATGAGGAGCATTTCTACTGTGATTATGCAGGAGTAGATGTACACAGGGATGATACTACCAACGTACAAATCATGGGTAGTAGTGGTCACAGTTATACTGAGACAGTAGCTACCAGTGTCATTGAGTACGGTGATGACTTTATTCACTGTGATAGTGATGGTGAGTATTGGGATTGTGACAGTGTTACATACATCGAGTCAGAGGATATCTATGTTGATCCGATTACTCTTGAGGCTGATTACTTTGAGTGTGACTGGACTGACGAGTGGTATCACAATGATGAGATGTGCAGGACTGAGGACGGTGAGAAGGTGTGTAAGCAAGCACTGGACGACCATGATGAAGATTGGTATCTCAGAAAAAGAGATGACATCTACTACACGAAACCAGAACCATTAAATGAAGAGGAGCTATAATGTATAGTATAATAGAAATGTTGGGGTACATGAGACCCCAAGGATCAGACGCACAACAGTTGTTTTGTGAACGATTCATTGAACCAACCTTTGGCAAACCTGATAGGCACGGTAACTACACCTTACAGGTAGGCGACAAGCCTAAGCTTTGTTTTACTGCACACCATGACACTGTGCATAGACAGGGTGGTATGCAGAAGCTAGTAGTCACCAACGATGTAGTGACTGTAGCTGACCCCAAAGTATCTAGCTGTCTAGGTGCTGACTGTACCTCTGGTATATACATCATACTGTCTATGATTGAGGCAGGTATTGAGGGTACGTATGTTATCCATGCGGCTGAGGAGATTGGCTGTAGAGGTAGTATGGAGATGGTAAGAGACTATCCTATGTGGCTTACCTATACCAAGGCTGTAATATCTTTTGACAGGTACGGTGACAACTCTGTGATCACACACCAGATGGGCTTTCGTACTGCATCAGATGCCTTTGCTAATTCATTTGCAGATGCACTCAATATGCCACAGCTCAAGCCTGATACTGGTGGTTCATACACTGACAGCAATGAGTATGCTGAGATTGTATCTGAGTGTACTAACATCAGCGTTGGTTACTACAGTCAACACAGTACCACTGAGTCACAGGACTTAGCCTACCTAGAGAAGCTAGTGTATGCATTAGAGAATGCTGACTGGGATAAGCTAGTGTTTGAGCGTGATCCAACTATCACTGAGACTATTAGTAGAGGTAGTCGGTATGGGTACAGCTATGGCTATGAAGACTTTGGTGTGGGTAGTTATGCCTACGAAAGTAGTATGGATAATGTAGGTCAACTCTTTGAGATTGTCGCAGATAATCCTTTTGCTGTCGCTGAGTTATTAGACTCACTAGGTATGACACCGCTAGACTTAATGGAGGAGTGTAAAATAGATGATGCTAACTTGTACACCAAACTGTACAATACTAGATATAGTATGTGACACTGTGTCACGCTTGACTAAGATATGATTTGCATATATGTATTACTTAAAGTATAACTATAAGTATTTAATAATTATAATTAAAAGTTATTATATACTTTAAGTTAAACTTTAAGTACGGAAAGGATAACGTACATGAAAAAGTATAGTATTTTACGAAGCTACACTGTTGTAGAAGCGCATGATGTAGAAGCTGAAACCGAAGAGGAAGCTATTCGGATTGTAGATAGTAGTGAAATCGAAACGCACCGTAAAAGCTACGATGGTGATTATGATAAGAACCCTGATGGTTCAATCAAGTATGAAGTGGAAGGATACAATGATGTGGATTTGTGATATATACAAGAGACCTGACGACTCACATGATGATTGCACACACTGGATAGGAAAGATATGAAACTAAAAGATGCTATGAATAAATACTTTAGAACCAGACAGTTTAGCTCCCTGTCTAGATCCTCTCAACTAAACTATGAGTATGCTCTAGCATCTATCTGTCGTATGTCTGTTATGGGCAAGACACTTGGCAATGTTAACATCAAGAAGCTTAACCCTGCTATGTGTCTGGAGATATACGATACAGTAGAACTGGGAACCTCAACAGCAAACGCAAACCATATTGCCAGAGTGTTCTCAGTTCTTATGAATTTTCTAATCTCAATAGATGAGATACCAAACAACCCGATGGCTAGAGTCAAGAAGAGATCAAGCGAACCTCGATCTGTGATATGGACACATGACCAAGTGATGTCTTTTCTTGACGCTGCCTTCGGTAATTTTGAGTGGAGAAACATAGGGCTAATCGTTCTCATGTGTTATGAGTGGGGACAGAGACCAATAGACATTCGTAACTTAACTTGGGAGTCAGTTGACTTAGATGAAGGTAAAGTTACAATCACTCAAAGTAAACGTGGTGCTACCGTTGAACTACCAATACCTGACAACTTATTAGAAATGCTAACTGAACAGAAAAAGGATTGGGACTTTCAAGAATATGTAGTACCTCATCACAGGACACAGGACAGTGCCTACAGGCCACTAACAGTATCCCAGATGACCTCCCTGCTTGGAGAAGTTAAGGCTACTGTAGGACTTCCTGATGACCTGCGAGTTGGTGACTTGAGAAAGACTGCGATAGTACAGATGATTGAAAGTGGAGTAGATCACCTAGCTATTCAGTCTGTCTCTGGTCACAAGAGTGTATCAAGTTTAAATCCATATAATAAATTTAGTTTAAAGACAGCACAGTCTGCGTTAGAAAGGAGACAAAGACAATGATTGAAGTTATAATTGATTATGGAATTACAAACGAGTGGATTGCTACGTTTGCTGATGAAGAAACCTACATGGCTTGCTTACCTGCTCTAGAAAAATATGCAGAAGCAAATCGTGGTACTATTGTGGAGAGTGTACAATGAAACTATATAGGAACAACAACGGTGTATGGGCAGGAACACAAGCCGATGCACGTAAGATGTGCGGCAAGGATTACACTGAGGTGGATGTACCCACTGACAAACCTAGCCTATTGAAGTTCCTTAACCTCAATCAGGTAGGCTCTCTTACTAGTAACGATAAGCAAGATACTTTAGATGGAGATCTTTTCATTAACAAAGGTGCTATGTCATGGATCAGGTGGAGTCACGACTGTATGTGCAGAGGACAGTATGACGATGCAAAAGAAATGTTACGTAAGGGATTAGAGTTAGCAAGAAAGGAGAGGACTGATGCCGATGTATAAAGTAACAGGGACTATTCAAGTTTATGTAGAAGCAAAGGATGAGTATCAAGCAAAGGATATTGCTACTGATAGCATCGACTTAGCAAATACAAAATTAGAAGTTGGAATTGTAGCAGGAACAGTAGAAGCGGAGGAAGTATAACTGATGATAATTAATGAGACAAACAAACAGATGATACGAGAGATTGTAGTGGAACTGTTTAAAGAAATAACAGATCCCAATAATAGAAACAACGAGGTGTTTAATTTAGAACAACACCTACACGATATCATAAGTGATAAGGTTGATAAGTACGAAGTAAATGTTTATGGTGTATCATTACAGGAGAGATTATAGATGATGTGGATATTAGTATGGATGCAACTTGTAACTAATCAAGGAGTTGATTACTACCAGTTAGGATCTTATGGTAAGAAAGAAGATTGCCAGTTGGCATTGAAAGAAGCGGTGGTTCTAGTCAACCATAGCTCAGAAACACTAGCATGTTTGGAGATAGATACAAGATGATTGATGTAGAAATGTGGGCTATTAAAGATGTGACAACTAATAAACTTGTAAGAAACAAATGGTCTAGGTATCTTTTTGTGAGGAAACCTGCCTATTGGAATATGAATTTACCGGGATACTATAGTAACAATGGTGGCATGGAAAAACTCGAACCAATTAAAGTTAGGGTAACGGAGATAGAAGAATGAATTGGGTAATACTAGTGACCTTAACTGTAGGCAATCCTTTCATTGTCTTTAATAAATCTTTTGAACATGAGGATGCTTGCGTAAGTTATGTCAACAACCCTGCCCATTCTGATACACTTGCAATAGAGATAATAGCAGTGGCAGGTTTCAACGATCCTGTTACAGGTATAGTTTGCCTACCAGAAAACAGAATAGATAGAAGGAGAAAAGGATGAGACTAGCAATAGTAATTGATGTAGATGGTGACATCATGTATGTGCCAGAAGATACAGATGGATTTCCTAATTACCCTAAGCCTCGACTGTTCGACAACTTCGAAGATGCACAAGAGGAGTGTAACAAGTGGAATACTGGTGTGATAGTAGACTACAATACTAACAGGTCTGTTGATAAGAAAAGTTGCTACAACGACATCAGACCATTTGATTTGGATGAACGCAACAGAGCAAAAGAGAGGAGCGATACAAACTCATGAGCATGTATTATTCAGGAATGATTCTTTATTTATTAGGTGCTATCCTAGTATTAACTATAGTTGAAAAGGTAGAATATGGCAGTCCTTTAATTTTTGCCTTGACATGGCCAGTAATTTCTGTATTAGTAATCTTGGAAACACTTTGGGATTTAATCTATGGCAGAAAACGATAACCCACATTTAGCTTGTCCGTATGTAGAGTGCGGATCAAGTGATGCATTCAACTGGAATGATGATGGCTATGGTCACTGTCATTCATGCAGTAATTCCTACCCGATGAAAAACATGCCAGAAGTTTTTGACTGGGTAGCACAAGAGTATCCACTTAAGGAGAGGAGAAATATCATGGATATAGAAATTGATGGTATGACTTACGATAGTATCAGAAGTATTGATGCTGATGTCTGTGAGTTATACGGGATACAGTTACAGACTAGTGAGGGCAGACCGATACGTTATGCCTACAAGTATCCACACACTATTAAGTACAGAGCCTATCAGGATAAGTCCAAGACTTGGATGAAAGACAAGGGACTTGGTATGCACTTCTTGTTTGGCCCTGAGTTTAACGCAGGTACTAGCCAACGTATCTATATAACTGAGGGTGAGTTCGATGCTGCATCTCTCTATCAGATACTTGGTAAAACATTTCCTGTTAAGTCTTTACCAAGCGCAAGCATTGGTGAGAAGTTTATCAAGCACAACCACGCTTACTTGTCGTCATTCAAAGAGATTATCTATGCCGGTGAGCTAGATGACGCAGGGCGTAGAGCTGCTGACAAATTATATCAAGCATTTCCAGATAAGTTCTGGTATGTTCCTATGACCAAACACAAAGATGCCAACGACTTTCTAGAGCATGGCGATGGTAATGATCTGATGTGGGCTGCAAAGAAACCACAGCGTTACTCACCAGAGAATTTCTTCTGCTCTGATGTAGATGTCGAACAGGCAATCTTAAATGAAAACCCTTACGAGTATGTACCCACTGGTCATTCTGGCCTCGATGACAAGATACGTGGTATGGTTAAGGGAGGTCTTACCTTTATCAAAGCTCCTCGTGGTACTGGTAAGACCGAAGTTATTCGGTACTTTGAGACTGGGCTATTGCGTGACAACGATACACGCATAGCTCTACTACACATGGAGGAGATGAAGTCCACAACCTATCGTGCTATGGCTACCTACCACCTCGGTATTAATGTTAGAACTAAAGATGATGCCAAGGAGAATGGTTACTCAGAAGATAGTGTAATCAAAGCCGCACAGGATATGACACAAGGAGAACGCACAATTGTTTTTGAAATGCGCAGTCATGACGATCCTCTTAAGCTCCTCGATTATACCAGACTTGCTGCATCTGTATATGGAGCTGATTTTATTTTTGTTGACCACGTTCAACGACTTGCATATCTCTCCCAGTCTGGTGTAGATGGTGCTACCAGTACACTCACCACGCTAGGTTCACGTATGGCACAGCTTGCCAAGGAACTTAGCATTGGTGTAGTATTTATATCACAGGTCAATGATGATGGACGTACAAAGTATGCAGGGTCTCTTGAAGAAGAAGCTATCATATGTATAAAGATTGAGCGTGACTCAGAGTCAGAAGATGAAATACTTCAGAACACTACTGATTTTATTGTTGACAAGAACAGACCATTTGCTAAGTTAGGTAGAGCAGGGTCAGTCTATTACGATCCAGAGACTACCATACTAACTGAAGAAGCACCATATCAAGGGAGTGTAATTGCCGCATGATTGTATTTGATGTAGAAGCTAATGGTTTATTAGATGATGCTACAAAGATACACTGTCTGTCTTATACAACTGACGGTGTTACTTATGATACACTGTTTGACTATGACGGTATGAAAGATCTACTACTAAATCAGCAAGGTTTAATAGGTCATAACATTATCAGGTATGATATACCATTACTAGAAAAGATCTTAGGTATTAAGATTGAAGCTAGGTTGTTTGATACATTACCTATGTCTTGGGTTCTTAACTACAACAGACCTAAGCATGGGCTTGAGTCTTTTGGTGAAGACTTTGGAATACCTAAGCCTAAGATAGATGACTGGAACAACCTTACTCAGGACGACTACCGTCACCGTTGTGTTGAGGATGTTAAGATTAACTGGAAGCTATGGCAGGATGTATTGAAAAGGTTTATGTTTATATACAAAAGTAAGACTGAATTAGATAAGTTCTTTCGATACTTGCAGTTTAAGATGGACTGTGCAGCAGAAGCTGAAAGAGTAGGCTGGAGATTGGATGTCGGTTTAGCTAAAGATTGTGTCGCAAAACTAACAGAGCAACAATCATCTAAAATTAATGAACTGAAAGGTGTAATGCCCAGAGTAAAAATTACTACTAAGAAATCTAAACCTAAAGTTTGTTTCAAGAAGGATGGCTCACCTTCATCTCATGGTGAGAGATGGTTTGCTTTACTTGATGAACACGAACTACCAAGACATTACGAAGGAGAAGTGGAAGTTATTAAAGGTTGGGATCAACCTAACCCTAACTCTAATGATCAAGTAAAGAGTTGGTTATTTTCTTTAGGTTGGGAACCTTGTACTTTTAATTATATCAAGGAGTCACCAACAGAAACAAGGCTCGTACCACAAGTACGAAGTAATGGTGAGCTTACTAAATCAGTTAAGAGATTGATAAAAGATAATCCAGTTGTAAGTGTATTAGATGGACTCACCGTTATACAACACAGACTAAAAATCTTTGAGGGTTTTTTAGAATGTGAGTACAATGGTTACGTAAGAGCTGAGATTGATGGTCTTACAAATACGTTACGTTTTAAACACAAGAAACCTCTTGTCAATTTACCTGCTGTAGATAAGCCTTGGGGTAAAGAAGTACGTGGTTGTCTTACAGTTCCAGATGGTTACACACTGTGTGGTGCTGACATGACTTCACTGGAGGACACAACCAAACGACACTACATGTATCCCTATGATCCAGACTATGTAAATGATATGTCACAAGATGGATTTGATCCTCACCTTGACTTAGCTTTACATGCTAATGCTGTATCTCAAATAGAGATAGACGAGTACAATGCAGGTAGAAACGATCAACTTAAAGACTTACGTAAAGACTTTAAAGTAGTTAATTACTCTGCTACCTATGGCGTAGGCAAGGCTAAGTTAGCACGTACTACTGGTATGTCAGAGTCAGCAGCACAAGAGTTGCTTGATGCATATTGGAAACGTAACTGGTCTGTCAAAGCTTTTATCGACAAGCAGAAAGTGCGAAAGATAAATGACGAGATGTGGGTACAGAATCCAGTAAGTAAGTTCTGGCACTCACTTCGATATGAGAAGGATGTATTCTCTACACTCAATCAATCGACTGGTGCTTACTGTTTTGATAAGTGGGTTGCTTACTACAGAACTCGTAGGCCAAATATCATTGGACAGTTTCACGATGAATCAATTAACTTAGTTAGAAAAGGAGAAGAAGATGAGCACAGTTCCGCACTAGAATGGGCAATAAAAAAACTTAACCAAAATCTTAAATTAAATGTTGACTTAGGTATTGAAATACAGTATGGTCAACGTTATAGTGACGTACATTAACAATGGAGGGCCGCATGGCTACACGTAAAGTAAAATTAACTGGTACTGCAGAGTGGGCAAAAGTATTTGCTCAGAACCGTGACTTGAAAGGTTTTCAAGGTGCGTTTGAAGATCACGATGGTGCTTGCACTATTGACCTATTCATGGATGAAAAGAATGTTGCTGCATTAAAAGCATCACGTTCAATTAAGAGTCCAAAGGATGTAGGTAATGGTCTATTTAAAACTAAGTTCATACGTAAGTTTAATACAGGCAGGGATTGGGATAGTGGCGCACCTACTGTTACTAATTCTGATGGTGTTACTTGGGACTTCGATACTGATGGTCCCATTGGGAATGGCTCTACTGTAGAGGTCATGCTATCGGTGTATGATACCAGTTACAAAGATCGTCCCGGCACTAGGCTTGATTCCGTAAAGGTTATCAACCATGTGCCAGTGGATAATGTAATCCAAGCTGAGACTATATCAGCGGATACCCTGCCGAAGGCAGATAAAAAAGAAGCAGACGCAGTTCTGTTCTAGTACTCCTCTCTCAACTAAGCCCCCTTCGGGGGGCTACTTTTAAGGATATAATATGAAAAATATTGACACTCTAGTAGAAGATCTTGAGTCAGTTATCTATGGTCAAGGTGGTTGGAGAAAGTCTATTGCAGAAGAGATGGGTAAGAATATTGGTATAGTCGCAAGTAAAAGATTTAGTAAGCCACAAGAACCTCGTGGTTATCTTTCACTGTCGTCAATAGGTACACCCTGTAAACGTAAGCTGTGGTATAAAGTTAATCAGCCAAGAATTGGTGAGCCACTAGATGCTAAGATGCTTCTTAAGTTTTTCTATGGAGATATGATAGAAGAACTAATACTTGCTATGGTAAAAGCAGCAGGTCATAAGCTAGAAGGTATGCAGGATCGTGTTACTGTACATGGTATACGTGGACACAGAGATGCAGTTATTGACGGTATGACTGTGGATGTAAAGTCTTGTAGTCCTTTTGCTTTTAAAAAGTTTCGTGATGGTGAGCTGAGAGGTAATGATCCTTTCGGTTACATCAGTCAACTATCTTCTTATGTTTATGCAGCACAAGATGATCCACTAGTTACAGATAAAAATCGTGGTGCTTTTCTAGCTATCGACAAAGTTAATGGAGAGATATGCCTTGACGTATATGATTTTTCTAATGAGCTTTCTACCAAACAAACAGAGATGGAGGCTGCAAAAACTATGGTCGCAGGTGACATACCTATTGAGCGTATATCACCCGTACCTGCCAGCAAGTCTAGTCCTAACACCAAGTTAGATAAGTCTTGCCAGTTCTGTGAGTACAAGAAAGCTTGTTGGCCTAACCTAAGAATGTTTGAATACTCTTACGGCATTGAGTATCTGGTTCATGTAGAGAAACCACCAAAGGTTCCAGAGATTACCAATGGCTAGAGCAGCTAAAGCAAAAGGTCGTCTTGGACAAAATGAAATCAGAGATAAGATACTGGAAACATTTCCTGATCTAGAACCTGATGACGTTAGGTCTACTACTATGGGAGATACCGGTGAAGATATTCAACTATCTCCTGCAGCTAGAAAAAAGATACCAATAACAATAGAAGTTAAAAGAAGAAAGTCTGCACTGAAAACTGTGTATGACTATATAGAACAAGCTGAAGCTCATGGTAAAGGTGAGCCTGTAGTTTGTTATAGATCAGATCGTAAGCCTTGGGTTGTTATGATAGGCTTAGATCATTACATGAACTTGTTAAAATACTGGGGTAATAATAATGATAGTTAAAGTATGGGACGTAATAGAAGGCCCAATAAGTGTAGAAGAATACCCAGATGAAGCACCCGATGGTGCTAACTGGTACATGGTTTGTAGAACAGAAGTAGATGGTGTTATAGCAGATGATAACTTTTGGTTTGAAGATTTTGATGATGCCTATGAATGGCAAAAACATTTTATGAAAACAATCGAACCATTAGAGATTGACATGACTACCATGTATGGATATAACTAGGGGTTCGTCATGGAGTTTGAGATTAATATAATACTAAGAGTAGATCCAGATGCAAACTTCTTGGAGACTTCTGGCGATAACACTGAGGTAATATCTGAGTTAGTTAAAAATTATTTATACGACATAGATGATGCAAAAGTACTAGAATGTGAGGTAACATATGATAAATAAATGGACTGATATAGACTCTTTTGAGTTGTTTAATTCTAATCAAATGAATGACTATCAAAGAGCTGCAGCAAGCACAGCTATATATAAACAAGAACATGCAGTAATATACCCTGCACTAGGTTTAGCTGCAGAAGCAGGGGAGGTAGCAAATAAAGTAAAGAAGATACTACGTGATGGTGAGTTTAATAGGGAAGCTATTGCTGACGAAGTAGGGGATTGCCTGTGGTATATAGCCGCATTGTGTAGAGACCTAAATGTTAATATGCAAGACATTGCTGATAACAATATTAAAAAATTAAAAGATAGACAAGAGCGTGGTGTACTGTCAGGATCGGGGGATAAGAGATGAATAATTATTTACCAACTGATTACCAAGCATTCATACATAAGTCGAGGTATGCAAAATACTTTGATGGTAAAGGTAGAGAGTCTTGGCCTGAGACAGTAAGCAGATACATATCTGAAGTTGTTCATACAAAAGTTGATGAGCAAACAACCAACGAAATAGAACAAGCTATACTTAGCCTAGAAGTTATGCCCAGTATGAGGGCTATGATGACTGCAGGTCCAGCTTTAGAGAGAGACAACACAGCAGGATACAACTGTTCTTACCTACCAGTAGATGATCCTAAGTCTTTTGACGAGGCTATGTTTATTCTATTGTGTGGCACTGGTGTAGGCTTCAGTGTTGAACGTCAGTTTGTTCAGCAGCTACCAGAAGTACCTGAGCTATACGACAGTGAGACAATGATAGTTGTTAAGGATAGTAAAGAAGGTTGGGCTAAAGCTTTTCGTCAGCTGTTAGCTTTACTCTGGGCAGGTGAGATACCACAATGGGATGTCTCTCGTGTACGTCCTGCAGGTGCAAGGCTCAAGACATTTGGTGGTAGAGCCAGTGGCCCTGCCCCACTAGTAGAACTATTTAACTTTACTGTGCAGACATTTAGAAGCGCACAGGGACGTAGACTATCATCTATGGAATGCCATGACCTAATGTGTTTCATTGGTCAGATCGTTGTTGTAGGTGGAGTAAGACGTAGTGCTATGATCTCACTATCTAATCTCAGTGATGACCGTATGCGTCACGCTAAGTCAGGTCAATGGTGGGAGACTGCAGCACACAGAGCACTAGCAAACAACTCTGTTTCCTATACAGAGAAACCTGATATAGAAACATTTATGAGAGAATGGACTGCTCTAGTTGAGAGTAAGTCTGGTGAAAGAGGGATATTTAATCGTGAAGCATCTAAGAAACAAGCTGCAAAATTTGGCAGACGTGATCCTGACTTTGAGTTCGGCACAAACCCATGTAGTGAAATTATATTACGGCCTTATCAATTTTGTAATCTCACTGAAGTCGTTGTTAGGGCAACAGATACAGTTGATGATCTTGAGCGTAAGGTTAAACTGGCAACTATTCTTGGGACTGTTCAGTCTTCCTTCACTAAGTTTCCATATCTGCGAAAAGTGTGGCAACGAAATACCGAAGAAGAACGACTGTTGGGTGTGTCGCTCACTGGAATAATGGACAACAAACTATTAACAACTAGAAACAAAGGATTGGAGAAGACCCTTGAACATTTACGAGAAGTTGCTGTTCATACTAATAATGATTATGCTAATCGCCTTGGCATACCACAAAGTACATCTATCACCTGTGTCAAGCCAAGCGGAACGGTTAGCCAACTTGTTGACAGTGCCTCTGGAATACACGCAAGACACAGTAGGTACTACATAAGAACAGTAAGAGGTGATAACAAAGATCCTCTAACACAGTTTATGAAAGACCAAGGCATACCTAACGAGCCTTGTGTATTTAAAGGAGATACAACTACAGTGTTTAGTTTTCCTGTAAAGTCTCCTAACAAAGCTATCACAAGAGACGATATGACAGCCATAGAGCAACTAGAGATGTGGCTTATATATCAAAGATCATGGTGTGAACATAAGCCATCAGTCACTATCTCAGTAAGAGATGATGAGTGGATGGAGGTTGGTGCATTTGTTTACAAACACTTTGACGAGATGTCAGGTGTATCATTTCTACCACACTCTGATCACACCTATCAACAAGCACCATACCAAGACTGTGGTAAGCATGACTATGAAATGTTACTATCATGTATGCCAGATAAGATTGACTGGTCTAAACTATCAGAGTACGAACAAGAAGATAATACTGTAGCGATGCAGACAATGGCTTGCTCTGGCGATGTCTGTGAAATTGTAGATTTAACATAAGGAGATACCATGTTACAACCAATTAAAGGATCATATTACAGAAGGTTTCAACCTCAGTCATACGCAGAGAATGACAGTAAGGCTAAGAAAACAATAACAAGTTACTTAGAAAGTCATGGACATACTATCCTTGATACTGAGGAAGACTTTTCTTTTGACATAAAGAGTAAGAAGAATGATGGTATGTACTACTCTGAAGTAGAGATGAAGAACCAGTGGACAGGTGATTGGAATCCTAAGTGGAAAGAGATACGCATACCTTACAGAAAGTACAGGCTTATAAACAAGTATAAGAAAGTAGAGGGTGACAATACTTACTGTAACTTCTACGTCATACGTAGTGACTGTAAACAAGCATGGAGAATCAAAGACTTTCAACTTAATGAAGAGTGTGCTAAGGAGATATGGTTAGCCAACGCTAGACGGTATGAATACTTCTTTCATATTCCCTACGGTGAAGCAGAACTTATAGAGGTGTAGCATATGGCAGAAGATAATGTAAACAACCCAGCGCATTATGGTCGAGGTGATATCGAATGCATCGAATACATAAAAGATTTTCTAACGGATGAAGAATATACTGGCTACCTTCGGGGCAACATAGCTAAGTACCTTCACCGTTGGAGGTATAAGAATGGGGTAGAAGATTTAAAGAAAGCTCAATGGTATCTTGAGGCTTTAGTGCAACAACAATCTAGGAAATAAAATGAAGGTTATAAAAAAGAAAACCCTCGAGCAGGAAGCCCAAGAGTTTCGTAAATTAAAAGTTATTGAAGAGCCACCTATGTCAGCTCGTATATATCTAGCAGGTCAAGCACTGTCAGGGTTGCTTGCTGCTAGTCGTGGTGGTTACGTTAGGCTTGATGAGGTAAAGAGAGAAGCCTACGAGTGGGCAGATAGAATGTTAGAAGATTAGTTGGTTGCTCTTTTCTTGAGGTATTTCTCATACTCTAGGTATGCCTCAAGAGTATCTAGCTGTTCATTTGTAAGATCTTTAAACTCAACTTTTTCTCCTGTCTGTTCTTGCATCATGGCAAGACCTCTGTCAATCTTAGCCCAGTTGTACTTGCTACCTATGTCTATCATCTTAGCTAAAATTATATCGTCAGTTTCGTATATACCACGTTCCATAAATGTTAGTGTGGTTGCTCTGGCATCACTAAACATATTGTTTACTAAGTTTGTTCTCCACTCTAATGTAGGTATTATTTTACGAGAACCTTTAGCTTCCCTAAACTTAGGACTTTTTAGTAGTTCAGACGACATGTGTTCTACAACTTCATGAAATAGTTGATTGTATCTGTTGTCTGCTTGAGCACTTTTAGTTCTTAGGTTAGCCAAGTAAGTTGGTCTACCAATAATACTTAACACTTTCTTGGTGTCAGTCATTTCAACTTCTCTGTAGCCAAGTTGTTTAGCTGCATCTAAAGTTATCTTACCTGTTGCAGCATTAAACTTTTCTTCAGATATATCTTTACCACTTACTACAGCAATGATCTGATCCATATAACGTAGTGAATTATTTAATGTTTCACTACCCTCTTTTCTATTGACCATCTTGTAGTCATTACCTCTGGCTAAACCAATAGCAGTATTAACAGGATCTAAGAATCTAGTTGACCCCGATACAGCCTGAGAAAAGATCTTACCCCAAGGTTTAACAAATGATTCTCTAGCTCTACTACCTGCTGAAGTTTCCCAATCTGTTGCAGCTACAACGACAGTATCACCTAGACCATCAGTTATCTGATTAAGCTGTCTTGTAAGTTGTCCCGGTCCAAGCACCTCTATAATCTGAGCTATCTCTTCTCGTGGTGGTGTCGTTCCATCAAGAGCATAGGAAAGAAGTCGACCTAAACCTTTGGCATGAGATATTGGAAAGTCATACTTTATATCTTTAACACCGCCAGTTTTATCATCAATAGATTCATTCCAAGCTAGACCAAGTTCTTTATTTAACATTTCATTTTGAGCTAGTCCGTATATAGCTGCTAGACCTACTGCACCACGAACAGTATTTTCTCTGATACCTCTTTGAGTTCCAGTCTTTATACCTGCTATCTGTAGAGCAGCAGTAATACCTGTTCCATCAGACATAAGAGCTACGGTGTTGTTAAAAAATCTACCAAAAGGTATTAACAAACCGAGACCTGCAACATCTCTAGCCTCTTCTATAATCTTAGGTACAAACCCTGCATCTTTATACGACAGGGCAAAGGTAGCTTTCTGTGTTTCGTATACTGATTTGTTTAGTATATCCATGTACTCTTTACTTGCTATAAGTTTAGCAGCGTTGGGATCATTAAAAAATTCATTAAAGTTTTTCTTAAAACCTATTCTTAATCCTTTATCTAATTGATATACAAACTCTTGAGACTTTGTAAGTATGTCTTGACCATGTACAAAGTTTATTGTTTGCAATATGTCAATACCCTTATCGACTTGCAAACCCATTATGCTTTTAGAATAATCCACATCACCACCAAAAGCTTTCTTTAAAGCATCATCAACTTCGATACCACCATTCATAGCAAATGTAAGTTGTCTCAATGCATCAGGATTTTTATTTGCAATGGACATGTATGCATCGTAAGTCATACCTGTGTCTGTAAGATTTTTTAATCTTTGAATTTGTGCCATCATCAACTGCTTAAAAATACGTAAAGACTCTGCAGAATTTTTACCATCACCCAATACTTTATTCAAACCTGCTTGACCTAAGTAAGTTAAAGCAAGTGCAGCATCGGTAATTGTATTTATACTCATAGCAGAACCATAACCTACTAGATTAAGATAAGATGTGCTAGGAGCTGTAACAAGTAAACGAATAACTTTACGTTGTGCATCTACTACAGTTTGATTTACTTTACCTAACCAACTAACTTTCTTAGTATCTTTAAGATCTAGTTTGTTGTCTATGTTAAGTAGTGCTGCAGCTGCATCTGATATAGATACCCCCTCAGCCTGTGTTCTTGATATACCTAATCTTTTTGCAAACTGACTTGCAGCATTCATTAAGCGACCTTGATCACTCATCTTTTTTGCAAAGATGTCTGCAAAATTTTCCATGTTTATTTTTCTTTTACCTGCTTTATCACCAAGATCTACCATCTTGATACCAGTAGCTTTAGTAAAATCTTTTATAAATTGTTTTGCAACTTTAGGGTCAGTCTTTTTTAATACATCTGCAATATAATTAGATACACCATCTTCAGGTGTACGTTTTATAAATACATGTCCTTGCTCTGCAAATATTTGAGCCATACCTTTAATGCCAAGATCATCATCACCCATTAAAAATTTAATAAAGAAATCTGTATCTAAGTCTTGAAGCTCTGCACCACGAAGTGCTTTATCCCTTAATGTTTCTGTAAAAGGTGTATCTTCTTTTAAAATTCTTAGGGCTTCTCTTGGATCAAACTTCTTCGGTACTTCTACATCTATGTCTGGCTGTGCCAGTGCATTCTTATTTTTCTGTAGTGCAACTGTACCAAACCTTACACCCCCAATAATCATAGTGCCTACACCTGCAAGACCTAGATTAATCTTATTAATTTCTTCTTGTACACCAGTTCTTACAAGACCTTTTTCATAGGCATAAGCAGAACCTACATTGACAGCCATTTCAACAGCCATGTTTGCAGTTATCTCTTTTGCATTAGACTTAAGTCTATTCTTAATTGTATCGGGGATTTTATCTCTAGCTTCTTTTTTAGCAACTGCTTTAGTTGCATTATCTTTAGAAACTTTTTTAAATGTTTCAGTGAACACTTTATTAGCTGCTTTCTCTGCAACTTCTGCGGCAACACCTTGTTGTAGTTGCCTTCTGTAACTGGTTATAGCAGCTCTCTGTGCTAGTTTAGCAGCAGCTTTACTACCAGTACCAGTAAATAATTTACCTATGCCAAAGCCAATTAGGTTAACTGGATCAGCTAGTGTAGTTCTTGCGTAGTCTCCTACAGCTTCTAGTTTTTCTCCTGCAGTAGTCTCTCCACTAAAGACTCCAGCCATGTTTTCAAAAAGCTCGTAAGCTTTACCAACAGTTGCTAGTTCTTCAGAGTCATCTTCAAGACTGTTTAGAAATGCAACCTCACCTACAGTTCTTACAGAGTTACCACCAGAAAAACCCCTCATGTTGTTAAGGAATTTATTTACAACTTCTTCTCTATTATCTTTACGAAACTCATCAACACCAAATCTAGTTTCCATGTAGTCTCTAACTGTACCAAAGTATCTATCACTGGTTAAGTCGTTTTGAGAATATGTACCAAACTTTATTGGTTCAGGTTCTTGAATTGTTTGTTGTGCTTCATCTGAAGCAGGTTTTGAATTATAAAACTCTTCATATGTAACATCTGGATCAAATAATGATTTAGCCATATTATCTTCCTAAGATATACTCTGCAGCACCTTGTCCATACCTTGTGTTAAAATCTCTAATTTGCTCATTAAGATCTGGTCTCTCCTCATCCGAAGCTCGTTTTAATTTTTCCACATCACTTGGAATAAAGACATACTTGTCAAGTTCTCCAGATACTCCCGGTATAAATAGAGGATCTCCAGTTTGTTTTAACTTATCTAAAACTATTGGTCCAAACATATCACGCAAAGGTGTTGGGTCATCATTATAATTTGTAATCGCATCGTTTAACTTTATTGCCTCGTCTGTATTCCTGTCAGGAAACTGACTTAGTTGATTGTTAGCATATGCAAGTAGTGAGTTATCAAATGATTTTCTTTGCTTCTCACCATCTATTTTACCTAAATATGCAGGAGCTATTTCAACACCAACCTGCGGTCTAGTAACAGTAGGTAAAGCACCTATCCTAGAAGTTAATGATGCCAACGTTTCATCATCTAATACTGAGGTTGGATCAGTTAATAGTGTCTGACCTATAGATACACCTTCTTCATAAGCTTTCATCCAATCCTCATCACCATAGTTTTCAGCAACAATTACTATATTATCCATTAGTTCTTGACCAGTTGGTAAAGTTCCTACATTATCACCTCTGGTTTGAATAGCATTAAGGACTGTCTTAAGAGCAGTTGGAGATGCAGAAAGTTTTGCAAGGTAATCATTAGCACCATCAATATCACCTAGAAGTCTTTTAACTTTATCAAGACCAACTTTATCTATAACCATAGGATTTTTACGATCACCTATATGTTCTGAAATACTTGTAAGTCTACGAAGCATTCTGTTTTCATTAAACTGGTCATCAAGTCTTTTTTGTTCGTTCCTTTTATATTCTCTATCTTCCTTGTCTGCCATTCTTTTATCATAAGCAGCCCAGCCTCGTTCAATACCTGCCCACATACCCATTATGAAATCTCCCTTGCCATAAGACCTTTAGGTTTTTCTTCTTGCATTTCAGGTTGCTCCATAGGCATCTCTTCTTGCATAGGTTCTTCTTTCATAGGAGATAGATCTATATCTTCTTCATTGTCTATATCTTCTAGAATTTTTCTAGCTTCTTGCTCGTTTATTTGAGAGTTTAAGGCATCCATATCCATCTTGTCATCTGAAAGACCTTCTTTATATTCTATACCAGCTGCATCTGCTGTGCCTGATATATACTCATGTATGACTGGACCTATAATTAAGGATGTATCTATAGTGTGTATGCCTTCTGATACAGCACCTCTAAGTATACCTTCAGTTAGGGTTACTACATCTAACCCAAGTTCAAGTAAACCTAATGTTGCTTTGGTTGTTTCAGGATTATCTAACCTATCCATGTGCCACATTAATGCATCTTCTGGATTTGGATACTCTGGTGGGTTTTCCCAAGGATAGTTTTTAGGTTCAGTTGTTAGAGACTGTCCCGGAATTGGTGCATTAAACATTTATTATTTCCCTAGATAAAGTCTTGATTTTTTCTTACGTAAATCCATTTTTGGTATGCCCGGATTTAAATAACCTTTAGAAAAAACTTCTGTTGCTTCATCTACGTTTTTAGTTTTTTCTAGTTGTTCTATTATTTTTATAAAGTATGGATCATTTTGTACTTCCTGAACAAAAAATCCAAAGTTTGCTTCATAAGAATTTATATCTAAATTATTTTTTTTAACAAAACCCTCAAACTTTTTTCTTCTTTTTCCAGTCCACATCGCCCAACCTGCGCCACCCCTAGAACCGGGAACAAGTGGCTTTAATTCTTCAGGCATTGTAAAGCCACCGGTTTCATGATCAAAGTTTCCTACCAGAGCAGCAGCTTGAAAATCACTCAAACCAAAAACTTCCTCTATATCAGCTTTAAACTTAACACCAGTTTCAAAACCTTCAAATCCAGATCCACTAAGATTTAGTTTAGGTTCTTTTTGTGTAGAGTCTGTGTTAGCTTTTACAAGGGCATCTTCTACCTGTTCTTTTAAACTTTTGTTAGAAGCCTGTAACTTATCAAAGAACTCAGTCATAAAACCTAATTCAGATTCTGATTCTTTACTACGACTTGGTATGAGAGATTTTTTACCGATACCTTCACCAGTAAGTAGGGATGTATTTATTTCATTATCAACAAACTTACGTTCTCTTTTACCAAGACCCTTCTGTTGTAATCTAAGAGTCCCTGCTTTTCTAGCTGCCATTAAATTTGTTTCATAAGTTCGTTGTTCTCTTGACATATTAATTATATCCCTTATAGTTTACCAATACCGGCAAGAGCTAGTTGTGTAAATATTGACCACTTAGACGCACTCTCTGCATCATTTCTAGCAATAGCATACTCATCATATTTTTTGTCAGCTAGTATTAATTCTAATGCTCTTTCTTTAGCTGACTCAGAAGACTTAAATACAAAATCCATTATGTCACGTTCACGTTGCCACAACTGATCTACCATTGTTGTAGTAAGTTGGTTAGCTACTCTAGCAGTTTCCATATTCTCAGCATTTTGTGCAGCAGTATTTATAGTCTGAACATTCTGTCTCCACTGAGCATTGGCCTGAGCAACAACTAATCTATTTTGATTATTAAATTGATCACGTTGGTTTTGTACTGAAGCATTAAATTGTTCTGCTGCATTCTTCTGACCTGAATTAAACTGCGATATAGCATTGGTCTGAGTTGTATTAAACTGTGACACTTGAGCTTTTAAGTTAGCTAAGAACTGATTAGTTTGATTCTCACTAGATGCATTAAATTGTCTAGCTGCATTGGTTGCTGCTTGATCTGTAAATACAGACTGTGCAATTTGTTGTGCTTTAAATATAGAAGTCTGTTGTCTATTAGATAGATTAGTCATATCCATCTGCAAGAATGCTTGAGCATTTTGTACAGCAGCTTGTTGTTGGTTACTTAAATTTTGTTGTTCTAGCTGTGTTATAGCAGCAGCTTCTGCCATGACTATGGCCTGTCTGTTAGACAAGTTAGCCATGTTCATGCTGTTAGCCATACGAGAGTTTTCTAATGCTACCTGCTGTTCTGCAGTAAAGTTCATGTTTGCTATATCAGCAATACGACCTGCATTTTGAACTCTTGCTTGAAACTCCTGATCAAACTCCTGACCTATAAACTGAGCACGTTGTTGTGCCGCAAGCATAGCACGTTGCTGACGGTTTGTCAAGTTTTGCATTTCAAATTGTGAGATTGTTTTTGCGTCAGCCATCGCAATAGGTAGTGCAGATTCCATAGCTGCTTGTACAACAGCCTGACCTGCTAGGCTGGATGCACCTAAACCTCTCTGAGCCATCTTACCTAGAGCTGCTCTCATAGCTCCAGCTGCCCATGCAGGTGGGTTAGCACCTTGAAAGTCTTGCATCAAGTTAGACAGTTGTTCCTGTACCATAGCTTGTTGCGATGGTGTAGCTTGTGCCGCTTGAATTTGTTCTGTAAAAGCTGAGGCTGTAGCTGCATTAGCCGCACCAGTAATAAGTTCGCCTGATTGTATCTGACGTTGAACAGGGTTGTTCATCATTATAGCTTGACCCTGAGCAGCTTGAAGACTACCAACCTGAGTTTGAGATGGGTCCATCTGAGATGCTTGAGCCAGAGCCTGTGGAGATACCATACCCTGAGCTGCATTAACTGATCGCATTGCGTCAACAACTCCGGGTTGAGCCATACTAGCAGTCATAGTTGAAGCTTGCATAGGACCGGGTTGTGCAGCCTGTGCTGTTGTTCCAACTGTGCTTGGACTGTACTGTGTTGCTAAATTGGGAGCTTGACCAACACCTGTGCCAATACTAGTTCCTTGTGCATTAGGGTCAATGTTACTAACTGTAGCCTGTGTAACATTAGCAGAAGGATCTGTTACAAGATTTTTAAATGTACTTGCATAACCTTGTTGTAGTTGTTGTATATCTTTTTGCGCTTGCTGTTGTTGCTGTGCCTGTTGAGCTGCCTGTTTCTTTGCTGCTTCTTGTGCTGCCTGTGCTGCATCTGCCTGAAGTTGAACAAGCTCTTGTTGTGCTTTAGCTAACTGGTTTTTCTTAGCGTCAATATTTTGATAAGCTTGTGTAGCAGCTTTCCAATCATCATGTGGTTTATTAGCATTAGCTAACCATTTTCTAACATCATTAGCAATAGCAGCTTTATTTCCTAGTGGGTATCTTCTTGTAACTGGGTTGTCTGTATTGGCATCCCCTTTACCTATTTGATAAGCAGTACCATATTCAAATGTTCTATTATTAGTTCTGTTGTAACCCCAACCATATCGGGC